GGCTTCTCGCCGCAGCGCCGCGCCGAGATGTGGGTGATCTCCGACGTGATGTTTCGCCACCAGTGGGCCGCTGAGAAGGATGGCGAGCCGGCGCACGCCACCGGGCCGTATGGCGAACGCTACGGCGCGAAGAAGGCCGAGTACATGGCGCGCGTCGAGGAAACCGCAGAGCTGCCTAAGGGCGACAAGGCGAAATGGACGCCACTGCGCGCTCACCGGGCCGCTGTCCGCTACATGGCCAAGTGCGTCCTGCGCGATCTGTATGGTGCGTGGAAAGCCGCCGCGTGACGCAACTCAGCGAAGCCGGCGCCAAGATCCTCGAATGGCGCGACCGGCCGTGCCAGTTCGTGGAAGATGTCTTCGGCGTCACGCCTGACCCATGGCAGGCCGACGTGCTCGATGCCTTCCCGCACCACGAGCGCCTCGCGATGAAGGCGTGCAAGGGGCCTGGCAAGACGACGGTCGAAGCGTGGCTGCTGTGGAACTTCATGGTGACGCGCCCGCGGCCCAAGTGCGCCGCCACCTCGATCAGCCGCGACAACCTGCGCGACAACCTGTGGGCCGAGCTGGCGAAGTGGCAGGGCCGCTCGCCGCTGCTGCAGGCGTGCTTCGACTATTCGCAACAGCAGATCAGCAACCGCGTGGCACCGGGCGAATCGTTCATCTCGGCCCGATCGTTCTCGCGCACCGCGACTAAGGACGAGCAGTCGAAGACCCTGGCCGGCCTGCATGCCGACTACATCATGTTCGTCGTCGATGAGTCGGGCGCCGTGCCCAACGCGGTGATGGCCACGGCCGACGCCGCGCTGTCGTCGTGCGTCGAGGGCCACATCGTGCAGGCCGGCAACCCGACCGACCTGATGGGCGCGCTGTACACCGCGTGTGTGCTCAACGCCGGCCTGTGGTGGACGATCTCGATCACCGGCGATCCCGACGATCCGAAGCGCTCGCCGCGCGTGCGTGTCGACTGGGCGCGCGAGCAGATCGCCATGTACGGCCGCGATAACCCGTGGGTGCTGGTCAACGTCTTCGGCCAGTTCCCGCCGGCTGCGTTCAACACGCTGATCGGCCCGGATGAGGTCGAGGCCGCCTACGCGCGCGTCTATCGCGAGCCTGACTTCTCGCATGCGGCGCGCGTGGCCGGTGTCGACGTGGCGCGCTATGGCGACGATGCCAGCGTGCTCTTCCCGCGGCAGGGCATCCAGGCGTTCAACCCGATCGTGTGGCGCAACCTCAACAGCGTCCAGGGCGCCGGCGCCATCTCGCGCGTGTGGGTGGATCGCGATTTCGATGCGTGCTTCATCGACGACACTGGCGGCTATGGCGCGGGCTGGATCGACCAGCTGCGGCTCCTGAACCGCACGCCCATCGGTGTGGGCTTCGCCAGCAAGCCAAGCGATCCGCGCTACGAGAACAAGCGGGCCGAGATGTATTTCGAGGCGGCCGAATGGATCAAGGGCGGTGGCGCGCTGCCGAAGTGCCCCGAGCTGATGGCCGCGCTGACGCAGACCACCTACACCTTCAAGGGCGACCGGCTGCTGCTCGAGCCGAAGGACGCGGTGAAGGCCAAGATCGGGTACTCGCCAGACCACGGCGACGCCTTCGCGCTCACCTTTGCCCACCCTGCGCAGCGCCGCGCCGGCACCGGAGTCATCGGCTCGATGCCCGGCCGCGTACAGGTCGACTACGACCCCCACGCAGACGCCTAGATGCGGAATTTGTTGGCAGAAGCGCCGGGCGGTATTTTTGCCGCCATGTGCTTCTTCCCGAAAGCGCCGGCCGTGCCGCCGGTCCCCGCCCCGCCGCCCGACCCGGCGACCGAGGTTGACCCTGGCGTGAAGCAGGCTCGCGCGTCGGCCAGGCGCAAGGCGATCGGCGCGCAGGGCTACAGCAGCACGATCCTGACCGGCGCGCGGGGCGACCAGTCGCAAGCGAACACGACGGGCAACAAGGTCTTGCTCGGCCAGTAGCGCGGCGCCCGGCAGCGTCAGTGGCGTAGTGGCGTAACCGGCGGGGTGCCGTGACCCGCCGAGGGAGATCGGAAGTGGGTGATGCGGCGTCGATCATTTCTTGCGGGGGCGCTGGGCCTCGCCGCCTTGCTTGGGTGGCCTAAAGTGGCAGCGTACAGCCGCGACAGCACGCAGATCACCAAGCTCCGCAAGCAGTGCGAGCGCCGGCTGGCCGCGCTCGACAAGGACCGCTCGAGCTGGTTCACGCACTGGCAAGAGCTGTCGAAGTTTATCCTGCCGCGCCGCGGGCGATTCCTCGTCGCGTCCAATCAGGGCGGCAAGGGCGACAAGCTCAACACCGCGATTCTCGATCCCACGGCCTCGCTCGCCGCTCGCAGCTTCGCCGCCGGCATGATGTCGGGCATCACCTCGCCGGCGCGGCCGTGGTTCCGCTTCACGCTGGGTATGCATGACGAGCGCCGGCAGTCGCAGGCGGTCAAGGGCTGGCTCGACGACGTGCGCCAGGTCGTGCTCGACGCGCTGGCACGCTCCAATTTCTACAACGGCATCGGCTCGCTCTACGAAGAGCTGGGCGTCTTCGGCACCGGCGTGCTCCTGATCGACGAGGACGACGAAGACGACATCCGCTGCTACGCGCTGACGGTCGGCGAGTACTATCTCGGCTCCTCGGCGCGGCTGGCGATCGACACGCTCTACCGCGTGTTCCCGATGACCGTCGGCCAGATCGTCGAGCGCTTCGGCTTCGACAAGGCCAGCGACGATGTGCAGACCGCCTACAAGCGTGGCGATCTCGACGAAGAGAAGGACGTGGTGCACGCGATCGAGCCGAATGACGGCCGTGTCGCCGACAGCGCGCTCTCCGAAGACAAGCCATTCCGCTCGGTCTATTACGAGAAGGGAACGCACTGCACTGGCCTGCTGAGCTATCGCGGCTATGACGAGTTCCCGGCGATGTGTCCGCGCTGGACCACGACGAGCAATGACGCCTACGGCCGCAGCCCCGGCATGGATGCGCTGCCCGACGTGCGCTCGGCCCAGCTCCTCGCGCGCCGTCACGCCGAGCTGGTCGACAAGACGAGCCGCCCGCCGATGAATGCGCCGGTCACCATGCGCAACGAGCCGATGTCGGCGCTTCCGGGTGGCGTGACCTTCCTGCCGGCCAACAGCGCCGACGCCTTCAAGCCCGCGTTCATGATCGACGCGCGCTCGATCGTGGCCGTGCGCGAGGCACAGAAGGAGGTGCGGCAGAGCATCAGCCGCGCGTTCTACGAAGATCTCTTCCTGATGCTGTCGCAGATGGACGGCATCCAGCCGCGGCAGACCCTCGAGGTGATCGAGCGGCGCGAGGAGAAGATGCTGATGCTGGGGCCGGCGCTCGAGCGGCTGCACGATGAGCTGCTCGACCGCTGCCTGCGCCGGGTGATCAACATCCTGGCCGGTCGCAATCGCCTGCCGCCGCCGCCGCGCGAGCTGATGGAGTCCGGCGCCGAGATGCAGTTCGAGTACATCTCGATTCTTGCGCAGGCGCAGAAGTCGGTCGGCCTGACCAGCATCGAGCGGCTGCTGGCGTTCGTCGGCAACCAGGCCGCGGTCAACCCGGCGGTGCTCGACAAGATCGACCAGGACCGCGCTACCGAGGTCTACGCCGACATGCTCAACGCGCCGCCGGACATGATCCGCGACGCCGAGGCGGTGGCTGCGATCCGTGCGCAGCGTGCCCAGCAGATCGCGGCCGAAAAGGCGATGGAGCTCGCGCCCACGGCGGTGTCGGGCGCGAAGGTGCTTTCCGAGACAGAGACCGGCGCGGGGCAGAACGCCTTGGCGCAGATGGCGGGGCTGGCATGACACACGTCGCGATCGTCATCCCCTCGGGCGACCTGGTGCACGCCGATTTCGCGCTGTCGCTGGCTGCGGTGGTGCGCTGCTCGCGCACGCCGAAGATCATCGACATCATGAACGAGCGCACGAGCAACCTGGCGCGGGGCCGCAACAACCTGGTGCGCCGCGCGCTCGACCGGAAGCCCGACTACCTGCTGTGGCTCGACAGCGACATGACGTTCCCGGTCGACACGATCGACCGGCTGCTGGCGCACAAGCTGCCGATCGTCGGCGCGACCTACCGCCGGCGTAACGATCCCAAGGGCAGCGTGATCGGGCCGATGCTGAAGGACCAGGCCGGCGTGCCCGAAGACATGACCGCGATGGCCTACCTCGGCATGGGCTGCGTGCTGGTCGCGGCCGAGGTCTTCGTCAAGGTGCCGCAGCCGTGGTTCAACTTCGATGAGACGCCGGGGCAGGAGTGCGGCGAGGATTCGTGGTTCTTCAAGCGGGCGCGTGAGGCCGGCTACCAGGTGCTGTGCGACGACTGGCTGACGACGCAGGTCGGGCACATCGGCTGCGTGACGCACCGGATCGAGCCGATGCCGGAAGCGACGGCGAGGGCGGCATGACGGCGACCAAGCCCCACCTGATCGAGCCGGTCGACGTCGCCGAGCAGGGCGATGTGCAGACCCGCAACCGCTCGCTCAAGGACCGTCAGCGCGAGCAGGACGCCGCGATTGCCGCCTTCATGTCGCACAAGCAGGGCCGCGCCTGGGTGTGGGATCTGCTCAGCGCCTGCGGGCTCTATCGCGTCTCGGCGCGCGCGGGCGATCCGCACATGACCTATTTCCACGAGGGCGAGCGCAACGTCGGCCTGCGCGTGCTGGCGCAGCTGCAGCGCACCTGCCCCGAGCACTACAAGACCATGACCGAGGAGCACGCCGGTGAGTGACGTGGCGGCCCACGAGAAATGCTCGCTGCTGCTGGGCTGCGGCAACCGGCGCGACCGGCGCATCGGTCTGCCGGGCGACGAGCCAGAGTGGGGCCTTCTGATCACGCTCGACATCGACCCGGCCACCGGTTGCGACGTGCAACACGACCTGAACGTGCTGCCCTATCCCTTCTGGTCCAACCAGTTCGACGAGATCGCCGCCTACGAGGTGCTCGAGCACTGCGGCACGCAAGGCGACTGGCGGTTCTTCTTCGGCCAGTTCGACGAGCTGCACCGCATCCTCAAGCCCGGCGGCATGCTGTTCGCCACCGTGCCCAGCCTGGCGAGCCCGTGGGCCTGGGGCGATCCCGGCCATACCCGCGTGATTCCGCCGGCCATGCTCGGGTTCCTCGATCGCAGCGAATACGAGAAGCAGGTCGGCCACACGCCGATGACCGACTACCGCGCCGTGTACCGCGGCGACTTCGAGATTGTCGCCTCGGAAGACGACGGCAATGGACACAGGTTCGCGCTTCGGGCGCGCAAGCAGGAGTAGGGAATGAGTGGCGAAAACGCGGCCGCGCCCGCGACCGAAGCAACGGCGACC